ATCTCTAGTGATGGTACTGCTGGATCTTCTGATGATGGTACAACTAACGCTAATATATCCATAGGAAAGGAGGCTAACCAGAACTCAACAACAGGTTCTTACACAATAGCGATTGGTGAGAATAGTCTAAGGAATGGTGGTACAGGCATTACTCATGGAGTTTTTATTGGTGCAAACACTGCCTCTAGTGGAGCAGCTTCGGGTACGCGAAATACAGCAGTGGGTAATAACTCCCTTACCAGCCTTTCAACAGGTACTCATAATACAATTTTGGGGACGTATGCAGGCTCTGGAATTACTACAGGTTCACACAATATAGGCATAGGTTCGAGCGGCTTAGGTTATGCTTTCTCTACTCCAGCTTTAACAGGTTCATATAATATAGGTATGGGTTTTGAAGCTGGTCATGCGATCACAACAGGGCAATACAACGTATTGAGTGGTTACCAAGCGGGTTACAGAATGACTACTGGGCTTAATAATATTGCCATAGGAAAAGAAGCCTTATGGGGTAATGCCAATGGTGTCACTGGTACAGAAAATATAGCTATTGGTACTCGTACAATACAAAACGATAATGGGTCGGACTTCAATGTCGCTATTGGTTACTGGGCAGGTTTTAACATAAAGAATGGTGTGAACAACATAGCTTTAGGTAAAGAAGCTGGTAAATCTATTCTTTACGGCAGCTACAATACTATATTAGGTGCTGGTGCTGGATACAATATAGGTGTTAGTACATCTAGTTGTGTGTTCATAGGTAAGGAAGCTGGTTACAGCGAGAGTGCCTCCAACAAACTCCACATAGCCAACAACTCCACGGAATCCCTAATCGAAGGTGACTTCTCCGCCAAGACACTAAACATCAACGGTGCTTTAACTGTCAACGGTGCAGCAGTTGGTGGTGGAGTCAACATCACCTCAAATGCGACAGCACCTTCCAGCCCAGCAGTAGGCGACCAATGGTATGACACCACCAACGGTGTCTTGTATGTTCGGGTTACTGACGGCACAGACGCAGCATGGTTAGACATCTCCAGTGCCAACGGTACCGCCGCAGCAGGTGCTTCTGGTGGTGCTATGGAACTAATAAGCACGACTACTGTTACCTCGGCTACCGCTAGTATCTCGTTTACGAATATGACAGGTTATAAGAAGTATATTTTAATGGCTAATGGTGAGTTGACTGCGGCTAAGAACTGTTATTTCCAACTCGGCACAAGTGGTAGTTATGTAACGAGCGGTTACAATTATAATTCGCACTACTTCGCCAATGCCACGGCTAGCTATTATGGCGCAGCAAGTGCAAGTGCAAGCTCCACAAGCCTAACCTTTCATGGCTACGGTTCCCAACTTTCAGCCGTACTGACAGTAACGCCTAATAGCACTAACACGTTAGTTAGGTTTGCTTCTGAGGGGATGGACGGAACTAATACATCTGGTAAAGATGGTGTTGTGTTCTTAGCAGGCACAGTGGCGGATAGCATAGAAATTGTCGTCAATGGTGGCACTATCGCAACAGGAACCTTCTCACTCTACGGCATCAAATCTTAATAGGAGATTCACATGGCAATTTATGATTACACATCTGGCGGCTTCCCTGCCTCCCCAGCGTCAGGTGACACTCTCGCTATGAAAGGTACAACCTACAGCTACAACGGCAGCGCGTGGGAAGTGCAAACAGCAGGGACAACAAGTTACACCTACACAGCCACCAGTGGGCAGACAGCATTTACAGGGGCAGACACTGGCAGTAAAACACTAGCCTATACCTCTGGCAATGTTCATGTATTCCTTAACGGTGTACTCCTTGACGCAGCAGACTACACAGCCACATCAGGCACTACCATCACACTGGCTACAGGCGCAGTCACAGGCGACACCTTACGAGTTGTTGCTTATGGTGTTCTAGTTGCATCAGGGGGTGGTGGCGCTATGGAGTTGATTAGCACGACTACTGTTACTTCTGCTACTGCTAGTGTTAGTTTCACGGGGTTAAGCGCAGACAGTGTTTATAAGCTCGTTGCAAATGTCATCCTATCAGACGGTGAACGTCTGAGACTAAACGTGTCTTCTGATAACGGGTCTACTTATAAAACGGACACCAACTATAAATTTCAAGGCAGGCAGGCATACACTCCTAGCACAGCGTACAACGGCTACAACCAAGACTCATCTTTAGTTACGTCAGGGTTAGCAATAAACTTTCTTAATAGTGAGATTTTGAGTGAGATTACTTTCTCTACCAAAGGCATCTTCAAGTATCAAGTTACAACAAGTGGTACTGATACCACTTCGTCTAATAGTGTCAGAGGTTGGGTTGCCCAAGGTGTATATGATGCTACGTTGGCAGTTAATGCCATATCGTTGACTGCAAATGGTTCGCAGACTATTAGCTCAGGAACACTCTCACTCTACAAAATCAAAGATTCATAAACTAAGGAACAACTCTCATGACTACTAATATATTCAAAATGGTTAACGGCGTAACAGTCGAGCTAACCGAAGCAGAAAACAACCAACGTATTGCAGAAGGTGATGCAGTACAAGCAGAGCAAGATGCTAGAGCGTGGCTAGATGGTCGCTTGTCTGAATACCCTGCAATAGCAGAACAGTTAGACAACATCTACCACAATGGCATTGATGCGTGGAAAGCTGATATTGCAGAAATTAAAACCAAATACCCTAAACCAGTTTAAGAGAATTAAATTATGAGAGCTTTAACTACTACAATCGTAGAAACCAACACAGCAAACCAAGTGCAACTAACGGGATTTGTTGATAACCGTGAAGAGGGTCGAGTAGAGATTCACTACATGATTCTACTAGAGGATGGTACGCCATTTAAACGCAACGTGCTGACCATTGAAGGTGATGATATTGCAGCGTTTTATACTGACATTGGCGTGGACTTTGATGCACAAGTTAAAGAGGCTCTGTACGCAAAGGTAGTCGGCAATTTGGGATAGATCATGTGGTCAACTGTTACCGAGGTTTACCCAATGTATGTCGCTCCAGCACTTGCTCCCGCAGGTCAGGTACACATCATTGAGCCTCGGACAGATGACCATGTACGTTACAACGTACAACGCATCACAGGTATTGTCGCCTACGGGCGACACGGGCCATTATCCACTTTGCACTGGGTGACAAAATGCTAGCCGAATTAGCAATCGCTAATGCTGCGTTTCAGGTCATCAAGAACACCTTGAGTAACGGGGGGGAGCTGCTATCCGCAGGTAAGGCAGTAGGTGAATACTTTGGTGCTGAGAAAGCAATAGCCAAGCAGGTTGAAGCTGGCACAGGCAATGTGCTTGAAGCGTTCCAAGCCAAGGAGCAGTTAAGAAAACAGGAAGAGCAACTGAAATATATGCTCAACAAATCACGACTGCAAGGGTATTCAGATTTTCTTGCATTCAAACAGCAGTACACTAGGGACTTGCGCGAGGCCGAGAAAGAAAAGGCTCGTAAGAAGTATAGGAGACAGCAGGCCATTGAAGAAAACGTAACAGTTGCTTTAAAGGCATGTGCAATAATTTTAGTTATAATGGCAGCACTCTTCGGTGTTGCACTATATGTTAAGGGAATAAGATGATGTCAGGAATGTCGGACTTTGAAGCAGGCCAGCTAGTACATTTAGTTACCCAGCTAAACAAAGATGTTGAGAGTTTGACTATCACTATGGCTAAACTTAATGAGAGGTTGGCAGCGCAAGAGTTGCAGCTAGCTAAAGGTAAGGGTATGGCAGCAGGCGCATTAGTGTTGGCTGCTATACTTGGTGGTGTAAGTTCTTATTTTGTCAGTAGGATGTAACGACTATGACTTTTAAACTAGGCCAAAACTCACTTAATAATATTGCTGGTGTTGACCCTCGGCTCATAATGATTGTTGACCATGCGATTCAAATTAGTAATATTGACTTCGGCATTCCTTCTTCTGGTGGGCTGCGTACCACTGAAGATCAAGCCGCACTGTTCACAGCAGGAGTCTCTAAGGCTGATGGACGTACCCATAAATCCTACCACCAGACAGGTAAGGCCGTGGATGTGTACGCTTACGTTGACGGCAAAGCCTCATGGGATACAGCCCACCTTGCACTGGTAGCTGTAGCGATGTTGCAGGCCGCTTCGTTTTATAAGATACCATTAGAATCTGGGGTGCTATGGAACAAGAAGGGCGCACTGTACGGGTGGGACTGCCCACACTTCCAACTGGTAGGGGATTGATATGTGGCTTAACTTCTTAAAGCCTATTGGCGATGTGGTTAGCACCGTGATTAAGGGTAGGCAAGCGGTGTCAGCAGCTAAGTCAGCAGCAACCATCATAGGTATTCAAGCTGACGCAGATGTGAAGGTAGCTGGTGTAAGGGCAGCTAACAAACTAGCAGACAGTGGGCAGACACAGGACTACAACCTAGACCTAGTGGCCATGCAGCAGATGGAGAAGTCATACCTTGATGAAGTGATGATTGCCCTACTACTGGTTCCAATAGCAGCATCATTTGTAGGGTATCAAGATGAAGTAACGGCAGCGTTTGAATCGTTTGCCGTTATGCCAGAGTGGTATCAGTACCTAGTGATTGGTGTGTACGTGGTTAAGTTCGGTATGCGTGGACTACTAACCAAGCTAGTCTCAGGCAAGCTCAGTGCGGTCAAGTTAAAATAGCTTCAAGCTCATTATTCAATAATGCTATCCGCATTTCATTGTAGGTATTGAACGTCTGGTTCTTGCCTACTTTTACTGCGGCTTCATAGTTAGCAATCTCGCCCTTGACGTAATCCAGTTTTTTCTGGAGTAGTATCTTTTCTTTTAAATTCATTTAACACCTCATTTATTAGGGCTTTACGCTTCTTTCTTATAGCTTCGTAAAGGTTGTTTGTTGCGACTGCGCCAGTGCAGGAATTAGCTGACCTGCCTAGATATTCGCCACATTCCTCATACGAGCATTTCAATACACGCAGTTCTACAAGGAAGCGTAGGTCTGATTCAGGCCAAAGGATCTGTTCACGGGGAACGATTTTAACCTTTATATCGGTGATATGCCCACTACCAAAGTTATATTTCTTTTCCTTGGGCTTAGATTTAGTAAAGACGGCTGGTATTTTAGGCTTCCATATAATGCTCATTTTAAATCCTCAGAGTTTATATCTTCCACCACGCAGCTCGGAGACAAGCCTAGCTTCACACGATCCTTTGGCCGAGTGTCTTCACCCACTGGCACATCCTTCTTACCATAGATCCTATCGTACCCTTCAGAATAATTCTTGTTCATCGGCTTCGAGATTGGTTTATCTTTTGCAGTCATGGTATTACTCCTAGTCTTTCATCCAGTATCTAAACTTATCTGCTAAGGCTTTTATTCTAGCTTTCTTAGCAGCAGCTTCAGCCTCCTTATCTGGAGGAAGCTTATCTGGTAGTTTTTTGGGTGGGGTTTTGTTCACTTCATATTTCATAAACTTCTCCTTGGTTAGAATAGCTGAACAACGAGACTGCCGTTATCCATTTCAAGTACCAGCGTCATTTCGTAAAGGTCTTCGATACAATGTACATCATCATAAGCGAGGGCTACATCTTCAATACTATCGAACTCTTCCCACTCACAACAGATGGCAATAACATCTAAGTGGTAGTTCTCGAACTCATCAAAGTAATCGAACATCACACATAAAGCTGCGTAGCTAAACTGGTCTGGACGCATCGCCTTGAAAGCATCTTGGAATTCACTATGGTTTACAGTCTGGAATATCATGGGAACCGCCTTTGTTAATTGATTAACTTGACTTCACTATAACATATTTGTAGATGATGTAAACACTTGTGTAGAAGAAATGCTGAAATGTCGTAAAAAAATATTATTATTTTGCTATGTACTTATTGAATTTCTTCTTAATCCGTAACTTGCGGGTGAATATTTGCTTGATTCTGGTTAGGTATTTTATGTCATGCCTTACAATATCGTTGTTGCTTTCTAATAGCACAACTTTAGCCAGACTAATACGGGGTATTAATTTCAATCTATAGGCACAAATATTCCCCCCTAAATACCTGTTGCAACGTGAACACTGGCGATGGCAGTTCCATAAATTAAAACTTAGGTGTCTAGCTGCCCCTCTACTACGGTAATGCCCAGCGTCCCAGTACCCACCAACACCCTTATGCGCTCCAGAAACTTCACAACTTATGCAAGGTAGATCACGATCACGGTATCTGACGTATGTGTTAAAGGCTATTTGAGCTTCTACGCGCCACTGTGAGGCTGTTTTAAGTTCCAACCTTAACCTAGTATCACTTTCCTTCTTGCGCTTCTCTACGGTGAATGGAGCCAGCTTCTTGCCATGCTCCACCACGCAGGACATAGAACAGAAAAAGCCGAGCGGGACTTTGATCCCTGACTCAGCCAATTGGTACTCTTTACAATGTCGGCACTTCTTCTTTGCATTAGCCATAAGATTGCTTTTGAGTCTCGTATGCTTCTAATGAATGGTCGGTAAATTCTACCCCAAACTCAGCACCCTTTACGAATATGTACTCAATGTACTCACTGCCAATCTTCTTATTGAAGCTTTTAGTGGTAGGTCGATGGGCTACCATGTAGGTTCCACATAAACTAATCGAGAATGAATTACCCTCACTTAAAGGCTCACCCATTAACTGCTTCTCTCTGGCAAACTCAGATACAAGAAGATCCTTCCATTGAGCTAGGGTAGTTTTACCACCCACTCTATTAGCCTGCTTTTGTATGTCACCTATCATAGCGTGTTGGCATTTCTCTTGTAGCCTAGACTGACGCTCACGGCCTAGTGTCAGGAGTACAGGCTCACCGCTACGCAAACCCTTATTAGTAGTCTCCCACACCTTGGTCATTTCAGTCTTCACATTATCCAGCGTAACCACAAACTCAATATCAGCCATTGTCAGCCCCCAATGTAATGAACTCAGTAAGGGTGATGTTAAAGTGATCAGCGAAGCGAATGGCTAGGGATATTTTCATATCGCGTCCGTTCCTCCAGCGCATAATCTGCTGCGGGTGTACTTTAAATATCCTAGCTAGGTCAGAGCTATTTACTTGGGCTTTTGCTTGGGCTACTCTCAGCGATGAGCCGATGTTAATTTCCATTATTTGATTCCCCTCTTTATGCTATTATATTATTTGCTCCAGTAAGACCTTCCCCGCCTTAAAACAGCGGGGCTTTTTCTGCCTAGATTAAAACGGTATGTCGTCATCTTCGATAATGTCATTTACTGGTGCTGCGGTTGGCTGCGACTTGGTAGTGGCCTGAACCTCTTTAGGGTTAAAGGCAAACGACATAAACTTCTTGCCAGCCTTGCTCGTTTTAATCCAAGCACTCATCCACATTTCCACACCATTCACCTCACAACTACCATTGTAGTCAGGGTGACGATCCGATTGCTTCTTCTCATTCTTGAATAAAGCGCCTGTGTTGTTGTTGTCATAGTCACTCATAATTACATTTCCTTAGTTAAACGAACAAATTCTTGCTGCTTGCCTGTTAACTGCTTCCAGATAACTTGCTTCTCATTTTCTTCAAGTTCAGCTAACGCTTCTATCAACTCACTTGTTTCACCAGATAGTTCACTAGACATTACCAGCGCCACCACATCTTGAATAAGTTTCTTACTTACTCGCTTCATTGGGGCTTCAGGTACTTTATCTAAAACCAAATCTTCGTCTTCGTGAACTGTAATGTCTTCGGCATCCAAATCGACTTGGGGTATGCCGCAGAGACTTGATAAGGCATAACGCCTTGCGTAAGTAATGGCCGAACCCGCACCCTGTGCCGACACTTTATCCATCGGCAATAGATACTCACCTTGTATCCACTGGCCTGAATTGTGCATTAACATAGTTGATACCCCAACACCCTTACCACCCTCTGACGTTACAGGTAGCTGAATGAATGATAGACCATGCTTTGCAAAGGCTGGCTTGATCACTCGAATGACGCTAGTGAGGTCTGCGTACTTAGACTTGAAGAAAGGGTTGTTACTGTCTTTAACAGCGCCACCCATTTCTGCCTGTGCAAGACATAGTGCCGATGCAAGGTCTATGATTGATTCTGACTGATTCATGCTGCCACCTCCGCAGTTAATTCTTTAATCTCTTGGCTAATGGTATCCATCGCATCTTGCAATTCATTAACCTCTAGCTGCCAAGTAAATTCTAGGTTAGAGAAATGACGCTGCTTTATAGTAGCTGCTTGCAATTTCTTTGTTACCCTAGCAATTTCTTCTAACTTATTTTCTAAGTTTAAGTTCATATATTTGCTCCAAGTTATTTAACCTACAACCTATTCTAAACATATTTAATCCAAATGTATACAGCAATGGTAAATATATTATACACAAATGTTTGCAATCCTAAATCGCTAGGTATAAGATGGTTACTTATTAATATGAATGGAGCGGGACAATGAATGTAAATAACCCAACAGTATATGACCTCCCTGACTATGAAAGTGAAATCGCAGAAACCCGTGATGATCTATTTTGGGAGCTTCAAGTCGATGGCAACATCATGGTTGATGGAATTAACCTTGAGCTAAATGACCTTATTGAAAGCATGAGCGATGATGATAAGAACAATATTATCCACATGCTATTCCGTAGAACTACTGAGTTCAAAACAACTAATGAAGTTGAAGCGCGAGAGTTTACTTGTGAGAAGATCCTTGAAGAGTTTTCTGCTTCCATCCCAGACGGAATAATCTTAAAGCATTATGAAGATGAACAGCGTCCATTTTAACGCAGGCAAGAAAAAGCCCCTTGACCGTAATAGAGCAAGGGGCTAGAATGGGTGTGTTGGTGAAGAGGTTAGAGCCTCATTCGAGCCAGCGAAACTAGAGGAAAATCCAGCGCCAACACAAGTGTAGTTTATCAAACGTGTTAATGCTGTGCAACCCTTCTCTATCCTCGCTCCTTTAATGATCCTAGCTGCCAACAGGCAAGCAACAGGTGGTCATGCTTTTAGCAGTCTCCTACTGTATAAACTAGGTATCCAATAAGCCTTGCCTTTAGTACGTTATGAGTAGTTTTTCACGCGACCCTATATTGGTTTATCCTTGGGGTATACGCATCGAGAAGCGAACATGAGCGTGTTGGGCGGTAGTAAAACCGTAATCATGTTAGCAGGCGTTCTTACTAATGGCCTGCCCTAAATTTTCCATGACCGATTCCGTAATAGCGAATCAGGATTTAGGTAATTTCTTCTAGCTAGGCTTATGCTTGGTTAGGGGAGTATTACCTAAAGAAAGCCAATCACTCAAACCGTTTAGCGATAAGGAGCAATAACATGGCAGTAGATAACCCAAGGGGCGGTACTTGCACTGAGTCAATTCACCCAGTGAAAACTTTAGCTAAGGCGATAGAGTGGTATGAAGATTGTGTGGAGTCGGATCTGCCAATTAAAATATATCAGCAAGACGCTGGTGGTAGGTTAAGGGTGAAGATTTATAATAACGCTGGTGATCTGTTAAGGTCTAGGGGGTAGCATGGAAATAACCTTGAATGAATGTGAGCAGAAGATAGCCAAGCATCTGGCAATCAGCCGCAACAGGAACGCCCGAAGTAAGGGCAAGCCCAATACAAAGATGGGTAATCAGTCAGACGAAGAGACAGACTTGGAAGGTATCGCTGGTGAGCTGGTGGTATGTAAGGTGCTTAACCTGTACCCAGACACAGAGATAGACCTAATTGATTTACCGAAGTACGACCTGCTTACTGCTAAGGGTAGTCGGGTAGATGTTAAAACCACAAAGTATAAGCATGGCCGTATGCTGGCCACCAAGAAAAAGAATGTTGATGACTGCGATGTTTACGTTCTAGTGGTGGGTTCATTCCCAAGCTACAGAATAGCAGGCTGGTGCTGGGCTACTGAGTTACTAAGGGAAGCGAACCTAATCGACCTTGGGCATGGTGAGGGCTACGCGCTAAACCAAAGTGAGTTAAAAACATTCAAAAAAGAGTTGCACTGATACATAAGTGAGTGGTATGGTGGTGTTGAAGTTAAGTTAATCAACATTAAATCAGGGTGATCTTATGAGTATGTATCGAATTGAAGGGAACAAAGCGGTCTTCTATAAAGACCAAGAAGAGATGGCTGTAGTTGAACCAACAGTTGGTATGGGGCATCACCCTATTGAGTTTGGTTTTCAATACCTTGACCAGATATTTGAACTGGACGAAGCTGAAATGGTTCGGTTGGAGAAGGAAAAGAATGGCGGTACTTACCACATCATTCGTGGAAGGGATCGCAGAGAGTTGCTAGGGTTTGTTCGTGGTGAAGATGGCGAGCTTAATATGAACGGGATCTATAGCCCAACCAAGCAGACTTACAAAGTTCTTAAAATGCCAGAGGTTGGTCAGAAGGTTAGCAAGAATTTCAACGGTGACACTTACATCTGCGGAGAGATTGCTAGGATCAGCAAGACTTTTAAAAAGATCACTACCACTACTGGTGAAGAGTTCTACAGGAACAATCACCATCAGGGAGTTTGGCAGCAGTACGGCACTTGGACAATGCAAGGTGGCCACACTGAAACAAGAAACCCACATATCTAATAATGATCATGGCCCTTCGGGGCTACTGGAGGCAGCATGAACACTTGGTATATTATTTCAAAAAAAACTGATAACGATAACACTGCTGAGTTTGGCTATGGTGATTATCCTAAGACAACATTCTTTGTTTCTTTAGTTGTTGAAGCAGAGACTAAGCGTAAGGCTCAAAACAAAGCCAAGAAGATAAGCCCAAATCGGTATATGTTTGGCGGTATCAATGGCAATGAAGTCTACTCAAAGGATGATATGGCTAATATGACTCACATTGATTTAAGCGGAATGTTGCAAAAATTAAAAGCTGAGGCTGACAGTGCTGGCCAAGATTACGCCAATAAATACCTTTCTTATGTTGAAGCTAGGCATGACAAGAATGACGCTTGGGAGCGTATAGATAAGGCTAGCAATGAGCTAAAAGATTTTGAGCAACTAAATAATTAATGGCTATATTATGATTAAGCTCAGACCACACCAAGAAATGGCGATTGAAATGCTAAGAGCTTCACTTCGACAAGGGAAGACTCGCCCGATACTGGCAGCGCCTTGCTCATTTGGTAAGACCATAACAGCAGCTTCGATACTGAAGACTGCTTGGGAAACCAAGGGTAAGCGCGGCATCTTTATAATGGATCGTATCAAACTGGTTCAGCAGACACAGGAAGCGTTCACCTCATTTGGTTTAGACTTCGGTGTTATCCAAGGGAACCATGAACTATCTAACTCAGCAGCACCAATTCAGATTGCCAGCATACAGACACTAGCTAGGCGCAAGCGCATACCTGAGTTTGATATAGCGATAGTGGATGAATGCCACACGCACTATAACTCGATGACTCGCATCATGGAGACTTACAACAACGTACCCTTCATTGGCCTAAGCGCCACACCTTACTCTAAAGGCTTGGGTAAACACTACGATAACCTCATTACTCCAATTTCCCCGCGTGAGCTGCTAGCGCAAGGGTACTTATGCCCAATAGATTACTATGGTGGGCGTAGCGTTGCGTTAAAGGGTGTAAAGACTAAGGCATTGTCTACTGGTGGCAGTGATTATGATCCAGCTAGCTTGTCTCAGGCCATCGAAGAAGATAAGGGTTTGGTCGGTGACATAGTGGCCAACTGGGTTAAGTACGCAGAGGGTAGGCAGACCATCGCCTTTGCCCCATCTATTAAACACTCCAAGACTTTGGTTGAAACATTCATTCAAGCAGGGTATCCAGCCTGCCACATCGATGGCTATATGGACGATGAGCTAAGACAGCATATCTACCAAGCCCATAACAATGGTGAGTTCTTGATTCTAAGTTGCTCACGCCTACTTAACACAGGCTATGACGAGCCAAGAGTTTCTTGTTTAATTGACGCATACAGTACAAAGAGTTTAATTTCGTTTTGCCAGAGGGCAGGCCGCATTCAAAGAACCTTCGAGGGTAAAGAGAACGCCATCTACCTAGATCATTCTGGTAACGTGGCAAGGCATGGTTTTGCTGAGGATGTTGTTCCCGATGTTTTAGATGATGGTGATCAAAAGTTCAGCGAGAAGAAATTGACCAAAAAGAAGGATGAGGTTAAAGTTAAGGAATGCCCAGTTTGCACTCAGCAGATGGTGGGATTACGATGTAAGTGCGGCTATGAGATCAGCTTACAGGAGCAGCTTGATTCTACTGATGAGATCCTAACCAAGTTGTCACCAGAGCAGCGGAACAGGAAGCACACCAAAGAAGACAAGACCAAGTTCTATAGTGAAGTGCTTTTGTATTCTCGCGGTAAGAACTATAAAGACTCATGGGCTAGCCACACTTACAGGAATCGATATGGTGTATGGCCTAACGCAATCAAGCCTCGCATGGTCGATGGCATTTCAGAAGAAACCAGAAAATATATAATCAGTACCCAGATCAGATATGCAAAAGGAAAAGCAGCATGAGTGTTGAAGCAATCTTAATGATGCTGGAGGGGGTTAGGTCTAGTGGTACTAATCGGTGGAGGGCATGTTGTCCTGTACATGGTGGAGGTTCAGGAAGCCTAAGCCTAAAAGAATGCTCAGATGGTACAGTGCTAATAAACTGTTTCGCCTGTGGAGCTAGCGCAATGGAGGTAGCAGAATCGGTTGGCGTAAGTGTTAACGAGTTATTCCCACCAGACTCAGGCCGTCCCACTGGCCCATCGCGGGAGCAGCGAGCCACGATAGAAACAGACAAGGTAGTGATGATGATTTATGAGGCTGATAAGCGCGGTGGTAGGCAGCAGTCTCTAGCTGACTTTAAGCGATACAGGTTAGCCCAAGCCCGACATGCGGCGATGACCTCCAGAAATTAATTTAGTTTATATTCAAAAATGTGTTGACCATGAACATAAATGTATATATGGTGGTGGTGTAGTTTAGTTAAACCAAACAACGAAGAGGTTCACCATGACAACATTTATTACATCACTAGAAGCAATCGAAGGTTCTACCAACAAGAAGCTTGTACTTTTGAAAGACGGTATCGAAATCGGATCTGGTTTATATGACGGCATGGAAGATGCTTACTGGATGAAGATTGAAGGTGAGGTTGACGGTTTGATCGCTCGCCTTTTCCAGACTCCTGAAGACTTGTTAACTTACATGGCTTTGGGTGCTGAAGAATACTACGCAAGAAAAGCAGCTTAAATAATAAGGGGCTACGGCCCCAGTGAGGTGGTTATGACTAATAATGAATTAAGGTTAGATATTGAGCGCATTATGAAGAGTGGCTTTATGGCGTGGGAAATGCCAAGAGATAACTATGAGCGCAACTTGATTGAAAAGGGGTTGATGGATTTATTCAGAAACGCTAACCAGATGAAGTTTATTAAGCGCACTGGGGTGTTGTCTCCAGATCAGCTTGAAGATGTGTACAACGATATTGATATGGAAAGCGAGGGCGTTGATGATGCGCGCGAGTGGGCTGAATATCAAGAAGTGAACTACTAGGGGGTATTATGGATTTACTAGAGCAGTTAAACGTAAAGCGCCTTGAGGCTGTTGGAGAGTACAACAAGGTCTATAAAGAACACACTGAGGCAGGCGGCTTTGATATGTCGCTTCTTGTTCCGTATAGTAATAGAGCAGATAGTGCGCTGGCCGCATGGTTAACCGAGCTTAATAGGGTAAAGGGGTATTGTGATGAAGGATTATAAATATTTAGCATCAAGCGATTTAGTAAAGGCTGTTGAGAAGCGTGACACTGCGCTGATAATTGTTAGCGTAATGGGTTCCGTCTTAATGTCAGGCTGTTGGGTTTTGTTCTTACTCGGTATCTCTGGGTGAGCAATGATCATTACCGCCGTACCTATTATTCTGAAACTGAGGCTAAGAAGATATTGGCCAAGAATGAGAAGATGATGGATGCTAGTTACGCGGTTAAGTGTAAGGCTCGGAATGGCATCGATGACCACAAAGAAGCCAAGGCTCTGGGTATGACAATAGAAGAATTTCGTAGCATGATTCAGTAATGTGGTATAATAAACCATTGAGTTAATATCTGGGTATCTGGAATGGCAGCAGCAAAGAAGACAGGCATTAAGGTAAAGATTAAGCATACGGGTAAGCACCCATTGCCTGCGTATCAAACTAAGGGATCTGCTGCGATGGATTTATACGCTGAGATAGGTAAGCCACAGTATATTATACAAGGCATGGCCGAGTTGATCCCAACAGGTATCCAGCTACATATTCCAGTTGGTTACTGCGGTAAGGTATTTGCCCGTAGTGGTTTGGCTGATAAGAAAGGATTAGCTCCCAGTAATTGTGTTGGTATTATCGATAGTGACTATCGAGGTCAGGTGTTTGTATCACTGTATAACAATAGCCAAGTAACCCAGTACATTGAATCAGGTGATCGTATCGCACAGCTAGTTATCGAGAAGGTAGATCAAATCGTGTGGGATGTAGTAGATGAGTTAGAAGAAACCGACAGAGGCATAGGTGGCTTTGGATCAACAGGCGAAAAGACAGCCGCATAATTTCTTGCGGGATAGGTACAACTGCGACACTTCGGTGATATTGCAGTTTTTTGCGTTAAGGGGTTTTACTTTAAGGGAGGCATCAGAACGCCTCGGCATAAAGTACAGCACCATCAAAACGAGAGCATGGGAATTAGGAATAGTCTTCCAAAATGGTAAGGAAGCTATCGACAGACACCATCGTGTTCTTCACTTAGGGGAAGAGTACACCATAAGGGAATTATCAGAGCTTAGTGGGATACCGCGTAAAACCTTGTCAGATCGTCTACGCTACGGCTGGACGGTAGAACAGTCAATAGGTGAACCAGTAAGGCAAGGTAATTGGCAGTACCGTGAGGGGCGTGACAGGGAGCCACATCCTAATGATGTTGAATCAGTATGGTTAAGAAAGGCGTGGAAGTTATGAACGAATTTGCTGAAGTATTGGTGCTAGATGAGAGTAATGGAACATACGATAAAGGGGATGAGGTGCTTTTAAATACGTCTTATGTCATTTCAGTCTGTAGGCATGATAGTCGTACAAATGAGAGTGACGTTTTCATTGTCTGTATGGCAGGTGTAGATGATAGCGACAACGGCTGGCTTTATGTTGATGCTCAATCTGCTGCCAATATTACAGGGCGTAGGGTGTAAAAGGCCCGTGGAAGAATCAATCTAAACTAGAGTGTTAATAGAATGGCTAAATTAAAAGGCTCACCCAAAACGGGAGGCAGACAGAAAGGCACACAGAACAAGGCTACATCGAGCGTTACTGAACAATTAGACGCGCTTGGATGTGATCCTATCGCTGGCATGGTTAAGTTAGCAGAACTATCTATGGAGGCTAAAGACTATGCTATGGCGTTTCAATGCTTTAAAGAACTAGCCCAGTATAAGGCAGCTAAACGTAAGGCGATTGAGGTTACTGGTGAGCTTGGCTTAGATGTTCATTCAAAGATATTAGTCGAATTTCAGGATATGCCAAATGAGTTCCTTGACGATTAAAGCTACCATGCCTGAACTATTTAGGGAGTTCTCGCAGAGTGATGCTAGGTATTTAGTGGCTTGGGGTGGTAGGGGATCAGGGAAAAGTTGGGCTATAGCAACTATGCTAGTGCTTCAGGCTAGGGCAAACCCAACCAGAATATTATGTGCGCGTGAAATACAGAGGTCAGTATCAGACTCGGTGCTTCAGTTACTATCAGATACCATCGATAGGCTGGGGCTTACTTCGTTCTTTGAGGTACAGAAGACACAGATACTAGCCAAGAACGGATCTAGGTTTATCTTCGAGGGGCTAAGGTCTAACGTAAACAAGATTAAATCAATGGAGGGTATTGATCGAGTCTGGGTAGAAGAGGCTGAAGCGGTAACAAAAGCGTCATGGGATGTATTGATACCGACAATAAGGTCTGACTCTAGCCAGATCATAGTTAGTTTTAACCCTATGCGACAATTCGATGATACTTACCAGCGGTTCATTATATCCCCACCACCAGACATTTGTGCTGTTCGAGCCAATTGGGATTCAAATCCTTGGTTCCCTAAAGCACTGGAGGCCGAGCGGCTTCACTTAAAGAATACTGATCCAGATTTATATATGCACGTTTGGGAAGGTGAGTGTATGTCGGTAAGTAAAGGCGCGTACTATGCCAAGCAAATGCGTGAAGCAAGAGCAGAGGGCCGCATTACTAACGTACCTTGGGAGCAACAAGTACCAGTTCAGACTTGGTTTGACCTCGGAGTAGCAGACGCAACGGCTATTTGGTTCACACAGGTAGTGAATAAAGAGATAAGAGTAATAGATTACGAACAGCATTCTGGTGAGGGCTTGGCGTTTTACGTTAAGTTGTTACAGGATAAGCCTTATATCTATGATGAGCATAACGCACCACACGACATTAAGGTCAGGGAGCTGGGTACTGGACGCTCACGGTTAGAGCAAGCTGCTGAAATGGGGCTACACTTCAATGTAGTGAAGAATATTCCTATAATGGATGGTATCCAAGCAGTAAGGTCATTGTTCAACCGCTGTTGGTTCGATGAAGAGAAGTGTAAGCTGGGCCTCGATTGCCTTGCTACCTATCACAAGCAGTTCGATGAAGTTAATCAAGTGTACAAGGATCGACCAGTACACGACTTTGCCAGCCACGGTGCTGATGCGTTCAGGTATTTTGGTGTAGGCTTCCAAGAACCTCTTGGCCTCCAGCCTCAAGTGATTGGATCTTTCTAATAACCGCATGGATTAGGCGCAGCATATAAATCAACATGCCAGCAAACTGGTAAATAAATTTTATAAGAGGCAGTTATGGGACTTACATTTGCAACACCAAACGGCGGCAACAGTGCCATGACAGGGTATCAGAACAAGAACAACAATGCTTCTGCTAATAAACAGACCAGTAATGGTGGCCGAGCGGGTAGTGGCGGGACTAATAGCGCAGCAGAAAAGCTTGCTAAAAGGCTTAGAGACGCGCGTAATAAAGCTAACAATACCCCAGCAGCCCCAGTTGTTCCAAAGGTAGTTGCGCCAACAACAGTTGTTACCCAAGGTAGTCCACATGAGCGTAATGTTGATTTAGTTTCTACTGTAAAGCCAGTGGTGAATAAAACAACCACCACACCAAAGGCTGACAAAAACCCTGTTGGATTAATCTCTTCAACAGCTACAGTGTCTGCTGGCAACCCTATAGCTAAAGTCACCTCTAGCTCTTCAATATCGGATCAGTTACTTGTTAAGAGCAAGACAGTGCCAGTGGTAGATAAAAAGACGACAACAAAGCCACCTATTACATCCATTGAAGATACAACCCATGCTGAAGAGTTTAGTAGTATTAAAGTAAATCCAGAAAAGCCAGTTAACACAGATCCATACGCAGAGAGTGATAGGTTCACAACCAGTGATAAAAAAGACTTAACCGTTAAGCCATTAGAGCAGGGTTCTATATCACTAGGCAGTTCTGATCAGAGCGTTAAGGATCGTCATTTGGACTTACAAAAATCTTACCAAGAGCCAGTTGTGAAGGATAAGTTTAATACTGAAACCTATGATGCTAAGGCCGAGGAAGGAAAGAACAGCAAGAACATCCTGTTTGATGACATTATTAAGGATAAGTACCGCAATGATGGGGTTAGTTACAACCAAGCCTATTGGATGGGTAGGATGGAAGGTGGCGCAACTCAGGCAGAAATGGAGGCCGAGCAAAAAGCACTAGGCAGTAAGAAAACATACTCTGGTGATCTAGTGGTAAGTAAAGAAGATCAAGCAAGAAGTAAATATATACTTGAGTCAATACTACGCTCTGGCATTGAACCAACCACGACTACTGAAACATCAGGCTTACTTGATGAGCGAGTCAGAACCACTAACTCTTACGATATTGGAACAGGTAAGCCAGTAACTACAACGAATGATTTATATTCACCTAAAATTGGTGGGGTTAGCTTTGGTGATGATGTAACTAAGACTTATGTTAACGGCATTGATACCTACACAAAAACTGGTGAAGACGACAAGGTTACATCAAGCTTAGGTGCTATTGATGACAGGGTTGATGCTGGTGCTGATGTGACTAAAGAACTTAGCTCTATCGACAGTCAGATCAAGACTGAGACTGACCCAATTAAGCTAAAGGCGTTGCATAAGCGTAGGTTGATGCTAATGCGTATGAATAGAACTAGCACTAGGTTTGCTGGCCTACTGGATGACGCTGACACTAAGCGGTCTAAGATGAGTATTTTATATGGAGCAGATAAATGATCGACCCTAAATTATTCTCCCCTGAAGGGATAATCAAACGCTACGACAGCCTAAAGGCTGCTAGGGTGAACTGGGATCAAATGTGGGAAGAGTTAGCCACATATCTCATGCCATCCAAGGTAGACTTTATTTCAACAACCACTAAGGGTACTAAACGTGCCGCAGAGGTTTATGATTCTACTGCTATTCATGCGTTACAGATCCTATCTGCCTCTCTTCACGGCTCATTGACTAGCCCATCGACTAAATGGTTTGGTCTTAGGTTCCGTCAGGATGAGTTGAACGAGAACAAAGAAGCTAAGAACTGGCTTGAGCAATGTAGCAAGTCTATGTTCCAAGAATTTGGCAAGTCTAATTTCTCAACTGAGGTGGCTGAGGCGTACCAAGACGTTGTGGGCTTTGGTACTGCTGCCCTACAGTTTGACATTAAGACTAAAGATGGCAACTTCGGTGGCTTCAACTTCCGAGCGTGTCATTTGTCAGGCATTGTTATTGCTGAGAGTGAAGAGGGCCGAATCGATACAGTGTTTCGCAAGATCAAACTAACCGCTCGACAGGCTAACCAGAAGTTTGGTGATGACTGCGGTGATAAGGCAATGAAAGCCCTAAAGACAGATCCAGATAAAGAGTTCGATTACATCCATGCTGTGTTCCCGCGTGAGCTAAAGGGTGAGGCTCCATTGGTTGCACCACCACATCTACGCCCTTGGGCATGCTACTACGTTAGTGTGATCGACAAGAAGATCTGTATGGAGACAGGATACTATGAATTACCCTTCATGGTTCCACGTTGGTCTAAGACGACAGGCGATGTGTATGGATTTGGCCCAGCTTGCGTAGCTCGCCCAGACATTAAGACCCTTAATGAGTCCCGTAAACTGGCCATGAAAGCGTGGGAGAAGTCGATTGACCCACCATTAAAGGCTTTGCAAAATGGTATCCTCGGCAAGATTGATATGCGCCCAAGTACAGTCACCTATGTGCGTGATATGAATAACCTTGAGCCGATTGTGAATGCTACTAACTGGAATGCTGACCAGTTAATGTTGGCTGATGTGCGTGGATCTGTAAGGCGAATCTTCTTCTCTGACCAGTTAGAGTTGAACGATGGGCCACAAATGACAGCGACTGAAGTGCAGGTGCGTTATGAGTTGATGCAAAGATTGCTCGGCCCCACGCTTGGACGCTTACAGTCTGAGTTCCTTAACCCAGTAGTTGAACGCGCTTTTTATGCCATGATGCGTGGTAATGCTTTACCTCCAATGCCAGATGTATTGCAAGAAGTTGGTGGTGATTTGGACATTGAATATGTAGGCCCACTAGCCCGTAGTCAGAAGATGGATGAGGTTACAGGCATTCAACGTGCGATTGATGGTATCATGCAGCTTGCAAATGTTAACCCTAATGTATTGGACATTGTTGATGTTGATAAAGCAGGGCGAACTATAGCAGATCGTCTAGGCGCACCAGCAGATATATTGCTAGGTGCTGAACAGGTAGCTGAGAAGCGTCAAGCTCGACAGCAGCAGCAACAACAGCAAGCCGAAATGGATCAGGGCCAGCAGGAAATGGCAGGCGCAGCACAAGCGGTGGAATTGGAGCAGATGGTAAATGGATCAACTAGCTAAGGATATACGAGAATTGTTTAGCACTAAGACAGGTCAGCGAATGCTTGCCAATATGAAAGTGGCTTACGGTGATCGTAGTTCATTCTGCAAAGACCCTTACGAGACAGCATTTCGTGAAGGTCAACGCAGCATCTACTTAGAAATTAACAGTGTAGTGGAGAAGAATAATGACTGATGATGTAATTGTAACCGAATCAACCGAGTCGTGGCATTCGGGTTTGTCTGATGAGTATCGTGGCAACGAGTCACTATCTCAGATACCAGACCTTAACACCTTGGCTAAATCTTACTTAGACGCGCAGCAATACGCTGGTGGTTCAATACGCATTCCAAGTGAAGAGGCAAGCGCAGACGATTGGACGGCATTCAATGCCAAGCTAACCGCCAAAGTGCCAACACTTCTTAACTTACCCAAGGATGAGCAAGAAGCAAAGAATGCTATGTATGCTCGTTTAGGCCGTCCCGATACAGTCGATGGCTATCAGATTGAAGGTGCTGACCCTGACTTTGTTCAGTGGGCATTCGACAATGGCTTGTCTACTTCTCAAGTAAAGGCATGGCAAGAGAACACCCAAGGGCAGGCCACAAAGTCTGATGCTGATTATGATGCTGACATGCAAGAGTCCAACGACTTACTCAAGAAAGAGTGGGGCCATGCTTATGATGCTAAGTTAGCTCAAGCTAGAAACGCAGTTACGGCGTATGCTGATGCTGAGACACAACAGTTCCTAAAGGACAGTGGCCTAGCTAACAACGCTGGAATGATCCGTCTGATGGCTAGTATCGGTGCTACGCTGACAGAGGAACAGTCCATACAGGGTGGTGACAATAACCGTTTTACACTATCGCCTACTGAGGCAATGGATCGTATCGGTGAGGTTAGGCGTAATAACGAGCATCCTTACAATATAAACAACCACCCGCAACACAAAACTGAAGTTGAGAAGATGGAACACCTATATTCTCAAGCATATCCTGAAGGTTAATCTAATAACCGCATAGGAATAAACGACCATCTAACTATCAGAGTAGCTAAATTTAGTTCTGTGGGTTAGATGGGCCGTTTCCCTTCTCGCTGAAGCAAGCGTTATTGCCAGTTTACGGTCACTCAATACTGAGTGGTAGCCAGAAAACGCCAATTTCACTGCCAATTCGGAGAAATACTCATGGCTAATACAATTTCAAAAGCGTTTGTTCAGCAGTTTCAGGACAACTTAATCCACCTTGCCCAACAGAAGGGTTCACGTTTGCGTAGTTCTGTAAACGAACAATCTGTGACAGGTGAGAAATTCCACTTTGAACGTCTAGGTACTGTTGCTGCTGTTGCGAAAACAACTCGCCACACCAATACACCAGTTCTTGATGTTCCACATAGTCGCCGTACAGCTACTATGGCCGATTACCACTGGGCAGATTTGATCGACAACGAAGATAAAGTTCGTATGTTGGTTACTCCTGAGTCTCATTATGCCAAATCTGGCGCAAACTCTATGGCTCGCGCTATTGATGACTTGATCATCACCGCTGCTACTGGTGCTGCTACTGATGGCGATGGCACTTCTATTGCTTTACCTGCTGGTCAGAAGATCGTGCATGGTTCTGCTGGTTTAACCCTTGCAAAATTAATTTCTGCAAAGGAAATCCTAGATGGGAATGACATTGATCCAGATGAGGAACGCTACATGGTGCTTGGTTCTAAGCAGGTTTCTAACCTGTTGAACACCACTGAAGTGAAGTCTGCTGACTACAACTCAATCAAAGCCTTGGTTCAAGGTGACATTGATACGTTTATGGGCTTTAAGTTCTTACGCTCTGAGCGTCTAGCATTAGCTTCCACTACCCGCACCTGTTTTGCATTCACTAAGAGTGCAATGGGCTTAGGTATTGGTTCTGATGTTAAGACCCAGATCGATGTGCGTCCTGATAAGTCTTATGCTCATCAGGTATACTTGTCATTCGTAGCTGGCGCAACCCGCGTACAGGATGAATGTGTTGTAGAAGTGCAATGTACTGAGGCTTAATTCTAGCCAGTAGTATAACAAGGGGCTGAAATACGCCCCTTTTTTTAGATAGAGGATGATATGGCTAGCGAAGTTTCAATATGTAACAGAGCATTAGCTCTTCTTGGTGCTAATACCATCACCTCATTAGCAGATGGTTCGACTGAAGCCAATGTATGTAACGCAGTTTACGCCGATGCGCGTGATGCGGTACTACGAGCGTTTCCTTGGTCGTGCGCCATTCAACGGGTTGCTCTAGCCCAGATAGCAACCGCACCAATATGGGGTTATGACAAAGCGTACAGCTTGCCTAATGATCCGTATTGCCTTGCAGTGCTAGATCTAAAAGAAGAGTCACAATACCGCATTGAGGGACGTAACCTTGTATGCAATTCCGACACTGCGACCATTAAGTTTGTCGCACGCATTACTGACGCTGGCCAGTTCGACCCAGCACTTGTCTTTGCTCTTGCCACCCGTGTTAGCGCTGAAGTGTCTTATGCTTTAACCCAAAACAGATCATTATCTAACGATATGTGGGTTATGGCAGATAAGGCAATTACAGAAGCTTCAATCTATGACGGTACTGAAGTCGGTACAGAGGACATAACCGCTACTGTATTTGAGGGAGTCCGAGCATGAGGCTAACCCCAATAATCAATTCATTCGCTTCAGGCGAGTTATCACCACGATTGATGGGCCGCACAGACTCACCTAAGTATGCTTCAGGTTGTGAGGTTATGGAAAACTTCATGGCCCTGCCGCATGGTGGAGCTAAAAGGCGTGGTGGGACTAGCTTTATTAACGAGGTTAAAAACTCAGCGCATACTACCCGCTTAATTCCATTCGAGTACAACGTGGATCAAACCTATGTGCTTGAGTTTGGAAACAATTACATTCGTTTCTACACTAATGGCGGTCAGGTTCAGTCAGGTGGTGCAACTTATGAGATCACTACAACCTACCTACATACCGAAGTAAATGAGCTACAGTTTGCCCAGAACGCAGACGTTATGTGGATCGTTCATCCTAGCCATAAGCCTAGAAAACTAACTAGGTTAGACCATGACAGTTGGACAATAGCAGATGAAGTATTTAAACAAGGCCCGTTCCTACCTGTTAACCAAGATGAATCACTTACCATTGCATTTGCTGATCTCGTTTCTGCAACTCAAGTTATCACTTCCAGTTCTGCTATGTTTCACACTTCTCATATTGGTAGTGATTGGCTTATAGATACGCTGCCTAACAACCCAGCGGGTGAGGTGGTTTGGGTTAGAGTTAATAGTATCGGAAGTGTTAACGCAGATGGGCTTTCCACAACAGCAAACATAACCATTAAAGACCTAACCAACATGCCACAAGCTATAGCGGCGACTAGCCTATGGCAAGAAGCTGCTTTTACTGCCTATAGGGGACACCCTTCGGCGGTAGTGTTCTATGAGCAGCGCCTTTGGTATGGTGGTACTGCACACAAGCCTCAAACATTATGGGGGTCTAGGACAGGCGTATATGAAGACTTTAACCTTGGCGCTTTAGCAGCCGATGGCCTGAGTTATGCCATTGCGTCTGACCGAGTGAACAATATCAAGTGGATGGCAGCACAGCGCGTGTTGATCGTAGGTACGTCTGGTGGTGAGTTCCGTGTAACTGGTGGTAACGAATCTGCTATCACTCCAACTAACGTAGACGTTCGCCGTCAAACCTCCTATGGATCTAAGCTAGGCCATCCAGCCTATGTTGGCTCAGATGTGTTTTTCATCCAACGAAGTGGCACACAGGTGCGTAATGTGGCCTATAAATGGGAAAGTGATTCATTTCAATCAGATGATATAACCTTCTTGGCTGAACACATAACCACAGGTGGCATGACCGCACTGGCTTATTCACACGTTCCAGATTCAATCCTGATGGGCTTGCGTTCTGATGGCGTATTATTAATGCTGACCTATGAACCAACCCAAGAAGTGATCGGATGGCATAGGCATATTACAGACGGCAAATTCAAATCATTAGCAGTGATCTCAGAAGACGGCCCAGATCAATTATGGTTCGTTGTTGAGCGCACTATTGGTGGTGTAATTAAGCAGTACATTGAGTTATACACGCCTGATATTCACCTTGATTCGATGATCTCCTACGATCCAACGATAGGGCCAGCTACAAGCGCAGTGACAGGATTAGATCACCTAGAAGGTAAGACAGTTCAGATCACAGCCGATGGTGCTGTACACCCCGATATGGTCGTTGCAAGTGGTTCGTTAACACTTAACTATGAAGCTGCGTATATTAATGTTGGCCTTAAATATGTGTCGAAGCTAACACCTACTCGTCATGGCGCTAATGCTGGAGCAGGTACAACACTAGGCAAATTCAAGCGATGGAATGAAATCTTTGTACGCCTTGATAAGTCTGCCATCCCTATGATTAATGGCCAGCGTCCACCTGTACGATCCACGACCACAAATTTTGGCAACGAAGAACCTGTGGTATCAGAGGACGTTCAGGTGAGGAATATTGGCTATGACCGTGATGGCCGAATTTTAATTGAACAAGATTTACCACTGGCCTGCCATATCGTTTCGATATTTGGCACTTTAAGTGTGGGGGATTAACATGAGTTTTATGGCATTTCTGCAAATCGCGGGAGCGGTTAAGCAATATAGTGACGCTAACTCTGCTGCTGATAAGATGTTGGCAGCAGGTGAGAAGAACGCCCAGCTTGCCGAGATAGAAACGGAAGAGCGTTTAAGGCGCTCACGGTATAAACACGGACAAGAACAGGGCCAGAGAATTGTAGCTTATGCTAAGTCTGGGGTTGATCTATCTAGTGGATCTACTTTGGCAGTAATGGCAGAGGCGGCTAATGTTGCAGAGCGTGAAATGACCTTTGCAGCGGAGCAGGGTGCGCGTACAGCAGCGGCCAGACGAGCAGGCGCTTCGGCACAAGCCAGCACAATGCAAAGCCAAGGTGAGAGCTTATTGATTAGTGGGGTTGGTAAGGTTGGTAACGATAACAATTGGTGGGGGATAGGTTAAGTGAGAATACCAAACATTAATCAGACAGGCGTTGGTGGGGCAGAGCAAATGAGCCTTGGTGCTATTTCGTCTGCTGCAAGTGCTAAGTTCCAGAGAAGTGCTTCACTAACTAAAGTGGTTAACAACTACCAAGACAAGGTACAGAAAGCCGAGCAAGAGTCAGAGCTACATTCTGCCAGTATTGGCTTAGAGAAAGACACCCAAGCATTGATGCAAAACATTAGCGAGCAGGCTGCGTTTGATGCTGATGGTAATCCAACATACAACAATATGAAGCCTCAATTTGATAAGGGTTTGGAAGGTATCATTAAGAAGTATGGCGATAACCTAAATTACCCAGCGTCAAAGACTGCTTACACCCAGAGTGCTGATATATACAGCCTGCAAGTGACAGGTAAAATGAATAGCTTGCACAGAACCCGACAGACTGAGTTCCTTCAAGGTGAGTTAACCCAAAACCTTATCCATTATGAAACAGATTTAGAGAACGGCTTAATTAATGCTAAGGCAAACATTGAGTCTAAAGTTGCTGGTCAGGTGATTACTATGTCGCGTGGTGAGCAGGAAATGGATCAGTTCCGAGCTAAGTGGCAGTTCAACGTAACGCTTGATGCGTTTGGTACACAGCGGGCAGATAGCTATGAATCAGGAGCGGATTTCTTAGAGGCGTTTACTGATAGTCCACCAGAAGGTATGCCCATCGATGAGCAGTTAACTTTGCAATCACGCATGAACACGTTCTTAGGTCAGGATCGTGCTACTGCTAAGGTGGCCGCTGCGCTGGTTACGGCTGAAGAGAAGGTTAGGCAGGCAAGTCTTGAGAAGCTTGGTAATAGCATGGCTGATCAACTTAAAGAAGGCGGTTTAGTTACTGATAAGTTCATTGTGGAGTATGAGAATACAGCAAACCAGATCACAGATACTGACGTTCAGAAGTCTATGGCCCAAGCTCTAGCGTGGAGCGAAGAGATTCGGACAGCTATTGGCACTATGACAATTTCTGATCTAAACCAAATGAGGAATGAAGCTTTAGGCGCTGGGGCAAATAACCTAGATGAGTCTGAGCATAATGAGTTTATTGCTGCCTCAATTGAAAAGATGATGACCTTAGTGAAGAATGATCCTCAACAGGCAGCGGTACAGATGGGGTTATTAAAACCTCAGATCAACACGCTTCAAGAGGGTATTGATTCAGGCGACCTTAAAACCTTTATATCAGAAATGGATTCTCGCAAGATGAAGCTGGATGAAGTATGGGGTATTAACTCTGCTTTATTCTCAGATGCTGATACAAATATACTTGCCCAGATGATCGACCAGAAAGGTTCTGACTTCTTAGGTGGATTTATTGATAATGTTGGCCAGCGTTCTTATGACGTTCTTGAGAAGCTTCTAGGTAAGGTATCTAACGACAAGGTTATTCTAGGCACTTTAATGGCCCAAGTAGATGGACAAGAAGCAGTGAAGCACGTTACTGCTGGAATGAAGCTAAAGGGTTCTGATGTATTACCCACGATGGCTGATATGTCACCAGCATTTAATACTAGGTTTAATAGTGGGCTTTATCCGCAGAGTGATGCGAACTTTAGAATGGGTATGATTGCCAACGTGCGACACGCCTACGCTTCCCTGTCTGTTGATGATAATGATTACAGCAAGGATATAAACGAAGAGCGTATGAACGCAGCAATGGATATGGTTATGCAAAAGCCTGTATCTATGCGAGCGAATCAAGGGCATGGCAGTATTAACTATAGTACGTTCCCAGCAAGGCGTGGTATGGGGCAGACTGAGATGATTAAGTGGAAGAACAGCCACCCAGCATCTACCTTCGACACTATCACTAACGTACCTGATCAAGAGATCTTGGATTACGCTCCACTTCCAAATGCTAGAACTCCAAGCAGCTATTCAGACCTAAGCGGCCCTACAGAAATGAGGACACAATCTTCGTCTGAGTATATTAAGCAGTTGATTGAGAAAAACGTGCTTGAACTTACTTCGTATGGTGAGCAAGGCCGATACTATCTAATGTGGAATAACCAAACACTTATGGCTGGTAATGAGCCGTTCATTCTGGAGTATAAAGAATAATGGGAATCGGGCGATTAAATATAGATACCAGCGTACCCTTCACAGGAGTAAGCACTTCTCTTGATGTTGCCGCTGCTGACTTTAATGTATTTGAAGCCACAGAACAATCCACTTCAGAGGGTAATGCTTGGCGTAAGTATCATATACAAAACATGGATGCGATGCGTAAGCACGCGCCTTGGATGTATCCAGAGGGGCTGTCAGAAGCTAGGGATCAAGAGTACCCTTCTGATAAAGCTCGTAGGGTGGCAGAGTTTGAAGCTGCCAATAACAATGGTGACAATCTATATTTTGAGAATGCTGAATCACTACTAATGTCTACGGAGAAGTTAAAGGATCGGTTCCCTGATGCTGGCTTCCTTACCCGTGATGACATAATGTCTAACATTAACGCTGACATTGACGCGCTAGAAGAAGAGCAAGCTAGAGTACACCACCAAGCAACTACTGGGCAGAAAATTACTGGTAGCTTAATGGGTGTTGGTTGGGGATCAATGACTGACCCAGTTAACGTAGCAGCTATGGTATTGGCTTCGGCTCCATCAGCTTGGGGGCTTGCTTCTAAGGTTGCTTGGGATTCTGGCGTAGTTATGCTTACCGAGTCAGGTATTCAGTATAAGAACTTCGGATTTAAGGAAGAGTTAGGGCGTGAGGTTAGTTTCCAAGAAGCTGCCAATATTGTATTAATGTCGGGTGTCGGTGCTGGCCTTTTAAGGGGTGCTGGCCATCTTTTAGTGGCAGGGTATAAGCGTGGCATTGCTAACGGTACAGTTGTCGATACACCAGAGCTTAGAGAGGCAGTGGAGCAGATCGAAGAAGTTCAGCGTTTGTCTGATGAGATTACTCCACAAACTACGCATGAAATAGATACTCACCTTGAAGTAACTGACAGGGCAATGGAGAACGCGGCAGCAGGTAAGCCGATTACTCAGGCAGAGATTGATAATATTAGGCTTGAAACAGAGTCTAAGCAGCAAATCGATTCACTAGATCCAAGAACTATCATTGTCGATGCTGAGACATTCCAGTTTAAATCTTCAGGCGATAAGGCTGGCGTTACAGATCGGCTTAAAGGTGTTGATGAATGGGATATTGATTTAGCGGGTGTTGTTGTTGTATGGGAGCGATTAGACGGAGAGCGGTTCATTGTTGATGGACACCAACGCCTTGCTCTAGCTAACCGAGCATTAGATGCTGGCCAAGACCCTAACCAAGTATTGCTTAACGCTCGCGTGTGGAAAGAGGCTGATGGTGTTACGCCATCGGACGCTAGGCAGCGAGCAGCTATAAAGAATATCGCAGAAGGTACAGGAACAGCCATCGATGCTGCTAAGGTATTTCGTGAGCTAGGCACTGACGCAATGAACAAAATGCCACCATTACCACCAAGCAGTGTATTGGTTCGTGATGCTCAAGGGCTTGCAAAGTTAGGCGATGATGCGTTCAAACAAGTCATTAACGATGTAGTTGATGCGCGTTATGGTGCGATTGTTGGTGAGCTAGTGTCTGACTCTGCCGAGCAATCAGCTATCATTCATGCCTTATCAATCCACAAGCCAAGCAACCTAAACCAAGCTAGGATTATGGTTCAGGATATGCGAGCGGCAGGCTTCCAGCGTACAGAGACAGAGGATCTATTTGGTGGACAATCCTTAACCGAGACATTGTTCAGTGAACGTGCAAGGGTTATTGATTATGCTATGAAGCAGGTCAGAAGGGATCGACAGACCTTTAGCGTTCTTAATGAGCAGGGTAGCCGTATCGAAGCGGCAGGTAATGTTCTAAACCGTGATGAGAATTTAGTTCGTGTTGCTGATGGTGACGCGGTAATGCTGGCACTATCTAAGCTAGCTAATACAAAAGGAGGAGTGAGTGATGCCATCCAAATCGCAGCAGAAAAGCTTAAAGCAGGAGAGCCAATCCAAAGAGCGAGCGCAGACCTTTTCGCAGCCATTCAGCGAGAGGCAATTCAAAAACATAGAGCAAGGGTTGATGCTAGCGAGGCTGGACGCGCAGATCAAACGCCAAGCCTTGGAAGCACGTTAAGAATATCTGAAATTGATAGCTTGCCAGAAAACATTAAGCGGCCAGCTATTACTCCAGTTGATTCCCCTGAGTTATCATTAAAGATAGTTAAGAATGATGCTGGTGATTTAGAAGCGCGTGTAGTGGTTGATCGTAGTTTAGTTGATCCTACCGCAGATAACTTTGGATACCCAGAGCTTAACGCTACCATTAAAGAGGGTGATGACTTACTCATTCCTACTAATGAGCGTTACAGGGGAGAAGATGGCGAGTACACACCAGAGCGATTAGAGCTTCAGCAGGGTATCATTGATAAAGCTGTTGCTCACGGTTCTGTTGCTGCTGATGGTGAGAAGCCTTTGGTTATCATCATGGGTGGTGGTGGCGCTTCAGGTAAAGGAAGCGTACTTAAACGATTGCAAGAAGCTGGTGACATTCCATCACAGGGCTTTGTTCATGTAGATGCTGACTCTATTAAGGAAGTCTTGCCTCAGTACATGGATGCTTTGAGCCTAAAGGATTACCGAGCGGCAATGATCGTTCACGAAGAAAGTTCTGAAATAGCTAACGATATTATAGCTAGGTCTGTTGAAGAGCGTAAAAACCTAATACTTGACCGCACTATGGGCGACCCTGATAAGGGGGTGAGGATGATCCAAAACCTTCAGGAGCAAGGTTATGAGGTTCAGTTAGTTGGTGTTACTGTTGATACGTCAGAGGCATTGATTCGCGCGCTAGAGCGTTACTATGGATCTGGTCGATTACCTTATGTACCAGCGATGGTAGCTGCTCATAAGGGCTTCAGTGGAGCCTTTGAAACATACGCCAAACAGGTATCTTCTGCCCGATTGTTTGATAATACAGGCAGGGGAGGAAGTGAGATAGCGAATGTGGTTGACGGAGTATTGGATACTTCTCACCCAGAAGCGTATAATTTATTTAGACAACGGAGAAATATAGATGCCGACAGCAAAACCCACAAAACCCTCAGAGAATCCCAAGGGCTGGTTTCGACCCAAGAACGTAACCAAGACGCTGGATATGACCCCAGAAATAGAGAGGGGGTATCGGGAGGATCGGGAGTGGTTCGAGAAGCACAAGGGCGCTCAAATATTAACGATGAGCGACAACTAGCCGCTACCATTGCGTCTGACCTTGATGACCCCCTCCTTAAAGAACTGTATGAACAGGATCTGCTAGAAGCTGGCCAATTACTGGCCACTAGCGGTGACGACATACGCCTGCCTAAAAGAGTTATAGTCAACGAAGCTGGTGAAGAAATTGTGGAAACACAGACTATGCGCGAAGCCTTTGATGATATTGAAAAAGAACAAGACTCCCTTGAGAGTTTATTCATCTGCGTAGGAGGTGTTTAGTGGCTAAATTACACGATTGTATTGATCGCGGTATAGCGTCTGGCTTATTACATGAGCAAACTGGTTTAGATTTACAGCACAAGATTGATGGCTTCACTAGGGAGTTAACTCTAAACGGCAAGATGGATGTTAGGACAGCACGACCTATCGCTGAGAAGCAGGCACTGGCAGCTAAGGCAGCAGAAGTGGCACTCAAGAAGAGGCAAACCGCATTACAAGCTATCGTCATGCACAAAGCGATTGCCAATGCTAACAAGCATGAAGGTACTTTCTCTGATGGTGTAATGGCCTTACTCGTAAAGGATATGGGTGAAGGTGCTGGCTACTCGAACATCGATAACAGGGCTAAAGCCATTCTTGGTACATTCCATGCTGAGTTTGCTCCAGTAATGGAGAGCTACCGCACGAAGATGATGGGCTTAAAGCAGGATCAGCAGGGCTTGCGTAATATGGTTCGTGAGTTATTTGGTAAGAGTACAGGTGACAGCCTAGCCAAGAAACACGCTGATACATGGTCGCAGGTATCTGAGAGTGCGAGGATTCGATTCAATCAGGCTGGTGGTGACATAAAGAAGCTTGAAGGTTGGGCATTGCCACAGTTCCATGACTCACTTCGTGTGGGTGGTGTGGATAAAGCTAAGTGGAAAGCCGACATTACTGATGCGCTTGATCGAAGCAAGATGCTTAACTCGTCTGGCCACCCTATGGATGACCTTGAATTTGAGCTAATGCTTGATAAGGCATATGAAACCATACGCACTAATGGTCTATCTGATATGGTCGCTGGTGCTTCAGGTGGCAGTAAGCTAGCAAACACTAGGCAAGATCACAGGGTATTAATGTTTAAGGATGGTGACGCTTGGTTAAAGTATCACGACACCTATGGACACGCAGACATATACACCACGTTAACTGATCACTTGAGTAGCATGGCGCAGGATATATCTAAGCTGGAAGTATTAGGGCCAAACCCAGAGGCAGCATTCCGTACATTAAGGGATATGGCTAAACAGGATGGCTTAACAGGCACTAGCCTTGCTCGATTGGAAAGCGTCTGGAATACCGTTTCAGGTAAGATTAACCAAGCTGAGTCTGTTGTACTGGCTGACTTTATGAAAGCCACTCGAAGTCTTCTTGTTGCTGCTAAGTTAGGTGGTGCGTTCCTATCTGCCCTATCTGACTTGGCTTTCCAGAGATTGACCTCAAAGTTTAACGGCTTGGCAGCTAATAAGGTTATTGCTAGGCAGCTAGCATTGTTCAATCCATCTAACGCAGAGGATCGTTTAGCCGCTGTTAAGATGGGGTTAACGGCTGATGCTTGGGCGACTAGGGCGTTAGCAGCTAACAGGGAATCAGAAGTAACAGGATCAGGCTTTAGTGCTAAGGCAGCAGACTTTGTAATGCGAGCTTCATTCCTAAGTGCTTGGACAGATGCGGGGCGTAAAGCGTTTGGTATGGAGTTTCATTCATTCCTATCTGATAACACAGCAAAAGCATTTGGCGACCTACCCCCTGCCCTTAAAAAAGGATTCAAGCGGTACGGTATCAACCAAGATGATTGGGAGATAATGCGTTCAACTCAGGCCATCGACTATAAAGGTGCGAAGTATTTCTCTAGCGAGAACGTAATGGCTAGAACGGATCTTAACCCTAAGCAGAAGATTGAGCTATCAACCAAGATACAGGAAATGGTACTGACCGAGACAGATTACGCCGTACCTACGCCTGACGCTAGGGTTAGATCCATTACTACAATGGGGCAACGTAGCGGTACTATCATGGGTGAGATAACCCGTTCAGCGTTCATGTTTAAATCATTCCCTATCACTGTAATGAGTACGCACTTAATGCGTGGCGTTAAGCAGAAGGGATGGCGTGGTAAAGGATCTTACTTAGCGAGCATGGCAGTGTCTACTACTATTATGGGTGGCCTAGCCTTACAAGCTAAAGAGATTGCTAAAGGCCGTGATCCTAGAGAAATTGTAACGCCAGAGTTTTTCGCTGCGTCATTCTTACAAGGTGGTGGTGCTGGTATCTTTGGTGACTTCTTATTTGCTGATGCTAACCGCTACGGTAAAGGCCCGATAACTACTATGCTTGGCCCAGTTGCTGGCCTTGCTGATGACTTCACAAAGCTAACTCTTGGTAATATGCAGCAAGCCGTTAAGGGTGAAGACACTAACTTCGGAAGTGAAGCCCTACGATTTGCCCAGCAGAATATGCCAGCAGGTTCACTTTGGTATACACGCCTAGCATTTGAGCGAATGGTTATTAACGAAATGCAAAAGGCAGTAGACCCTTCAGCAGCGAAGCGATTCAAGAAGCAGGAGAAAACCCGCAAGAAGGATCACAACCAAGAATCATGGTGGAAAGCTGGGGAAGCGACCCCTTCTAAATCACCAGACTTAGATAAAGCGATTAGCTTCTAATAACCGCATAGCTTGCGGGTAATTTAGTTCTATAATCATGGGAGACTATCAGTGACTGTATCTAGCGCCACTAACAAACATATTTATAACGGAAACGGGTCTACAGTATCGTTTCCATATAGCTTTAAAATATTCACTGAGACTGATCTAACTGTATATGTAGGTGGCCAGTTAAAGGTTGTCAACACACACTACACAGTGACTAGCGTAGGTACTGCGTCTGGTGGCAATGTCGTCTTCAATACCAGTGCTAACCCAATATACGACTACACCCCTGCATCGGGTACAGGTAACGTAGTATTTCTGCGTAAATTGCCGATCACCCAAAGCACAGACCTAGTTCAATACGGCAACTTTGACGCTAACGTCATAGAAGACGTTTTTGACCGTCTAACCATGATTACCCAAACCCTACAGGAACAATCTGATCGTACCATACGGTTTGCTGAAACAGTGCATGACGCTGGTGGTGTTACGATTTCCGATACGGTTGCAGAACGGGCTGGTAAGGTTCTAGCCTATGATGCTAGTGGTGACTTAACATCTGCTAATGAGCTAGGTACATGGGCTGGTGATTGGACTACGGGCGTAGCTTATGTTGTTCGCGGTCTTGTTAAAGATCTAGCCACAAGTAATGTGTATGTGTGTTTGCTTGACCATACAGCAGGGACATTGGCCACAGACGTATCAGCTAATAAGTGGGCTTTAGTGATTGATGCCACTGCCGTTGCTGCATCTGCGACATTAGCCCAAACTGCCCTAGACTCATTCGATGACAGATACTTAGGCCCAAAGTCTGTAGCTCCAACAGTTGATAACGATGGCGATGCTTTAGTTGAAGGTGCGTTGTACTTTGACTCAGTGACCAAGGTGTTCAATGTTTGGACAGAATCCACCATTAATGAGTCTAATGCATTAAAGGCAGCAGCAAATGAAGTCCTGCGGATTATTGTTCAATATACGACAGGGTATCATCAACCTACATTCGACTTAGTGAAAACGGTATTTGAAGGTTATGAATTTGGTGACTTAAACTTAGACGGCACAATCAATATCATAGATGCTGTTAACTTCATTCAAATGTCTATTGGCACTCAACCGATCTCTGCTAAAGCGTATGAACTCATTGCGCTAATGAACAACCCTGTCACCTTCCCAGTAGGCGCTTACACAGATAGTAACGGCGTTAATTTCTTCCAGTACGACACTGAATGGAGAACTATCTCCCCATCTAAAGCTGACATGGTACACATCGTTAGCGCAGCTACTAATGCAACAACCGCTACGACTAAAGCAGATGAGGCAGCCACAAGCGCCACCAATGCAGCAGCATCCGCAGCACAGTTAACCGCATTAACAACCTCTACATCCACTCTAGCCATAGGTGCAAACGCTACATCTACGTACAACTCAGGCACAGGTGTACTGGCGTTAGGCATTCCCCAAGGAACCCAAGGGCCAACTGGTTCTCAAGGCATTCAAGGTGCTACAGGACCAACTGGTGCTGATTCAACTGTAGCAGGTCCAACAGGTCCCACTGGACCTACTGGTCCTACTGGTGCAGCAGGTGCAGATGGTACTGATGCCTCAACGAGTGCTAGTGATTTAACTTCAGGAACTTTAGCAGATGCTAGATTCCCAGCTACGTTACCTGCTATTAGTGGTGCTAACTTAACCAACCTACCTGCTGATTCTACTAAGCTACCTCTAGCTGGTGGCACGATTACTGGTGATACGCTACATGGCGATAGCGTCAAAGCTAAGTTTGGCGCATCAGGTGACTTAGAGATTTACCACACTTCAGCAGGGAATCCAGCAAGTGTCATTGCTGACGTTGGTGCTGGCCCTCTGGCTATCGGAGGTTCAGAAGTACACTTAATGGACAGTGCTTTATCCTCTTACTTCCTATCTACAGCAGCAGGTGCTGAACTAAAGATTTATCACGCAGGTTCAGAGAAGCTAGCCACCACATCCACAGGAGTTAGTGTGACTGGTGCGGTAGTTGCCACATCTTTCTCTGGAGATGGCTCTGCCTTAACCAACCTACCTTCTTCGGCTGGTGGCACATTAACGACTAAAGGTGACTTAGAGTCATTCACAACGGTACAAGCTAGATTACCTGTAGGTACAGACGCACAAGTGCTAACCGCAGATTCAACGGTTGCAGCAGGAGTTAAGTGGGCTACAGCAGCGGCTGGTGGTGGCATTGGTAGTTTTATTGATACCTCAATTGCTATCTCTAGTGATGGTACAGCGTTAGCTAATGATGATGGCACTAATGGTGAGAACATTGCACTCGGTCAAAGTGCATTAGCAACTAATGTATCAGGTATTAGGAATGTTGCCATTGGAACACAAGCATTGAAAACTGCGGTTTCAAGTGGTGGTATAGCTATTGGTAGCTTCGCAGGTCTGAATATCACAAGTGCTGGAGCCAGTATTGCTATTGGCGAGTCTGCTTTACGGAGTACCACGACCCTTACGGGGCATAATAATATAGGCATAGGTAATAGTGCAGGATATAGTTTAAGTACAGGCCAGAACAATGTATTGAGTGGTAAGCAAGCTGGTTACACCCTAAATACAGGGTCTTACAATGTCCTGAGTGGATACCAAGCTGGTTATGCTTCGTCCTCTCAAAGCAATAGTGTAATGATTGGTAAATCAGCAGGTAAAACTTTTGTCTCTGATAATGCCACAATTATTGGTGCAGAAGCGTGTAGTACAGGTGGGGCATTTGCGTCAACAGGTACAACGGTTGTTGGATACAGAGCAGGATATAAACTCGGAGGTGGTGACAATAACACCCTACTTGGTTATCAAGCAGGACAAGGTATAGCCTACAATCACGGTAATGTGTGTATTGGATACAGTGCTGGCGGTGCATCTGTTGATCACTCCAACAAACTCCACATAGCCAACAACGCCTCTGAATCACTCATCGAAGGTGACTTCACCACTAAAGACCTCACCATCAACGGTAGACTAAACGTAGCCACAGCCACAGTCACAACCACTGCAACCACAGCAGTCAACCTACTCATGTTCAAGATCGCCTCCGCTAATGGAGCTAAAGTTCTTGTTCAAGTGAAAGACAGCGTAACCAATGCTGTTCAAATCTCCGAACTTCTAGTAACTCACGATGGCTCAACCATAGTCTCCACACAGTATGGTGATGTATTCACCGCAGCCCAACTAGCTACTTTCGATGTAAACATAGTAACCACCGATGCTAATTTAAGCATCACCACAGCGAGTGCAAACAGCACTGTATATACAATCAGTGTTAACACACTTTAACCATAAGGATATTGAATTATGGCAAACGATAAGAACTTTAAGATTAAGAATGGACTAGATGTTGGAGGCACTATTACCTCTGGTGGTGTAGCAGTAGGTGGCGCAACAACAATAGACGGCCTTACTGACGTAGACACATCCACAGTGGCACCTACGGACGGTCAGGTATTGGCTTGGGATAACACAGCATCTAAGTGGGAGCCAGCTACGTCAGGTGGTGGAGCAACATCCGTTAACGGCTTAACCGATGGTGTTAATGCTAGTACAAACGTAGGTATAGGCACATCAACACTAAGCGTTGTCTCATCAGGGTGGGCCAATACAGGACTGGGTCATAATTCAAGTATAGTAGTAAGCACGGGTACTATGAATACAGGCCTAGGATTCTCAACTTTAAAAGCGTTAAAAACGGGCCAACACAATACTGCCGTGGGTTCTGACTCGCTACGCTCTGTTAACGGGGGGGCGGGAAACACTAGCGTTGGTTCACAATCTCAATTCTATGTAACTGGCTCGGGTAATGCGAGTTTAGGTTATTACACGTTACGTCAGAATACAGGTGGTTACAATATTGGTATCGGTTATCAGGCTGCCAAGGGTGGGTCTACTACTTCTGGCTCCTACAATATAAGCATGGGATACCAATCTGGTAATGGCCTAACCACAGGCCAGTACAATGTATTGAGCGGATACCAAGCTGGTTACACGCTTAGTAGCGGAAATGACAATGTATTCATAGGTAAGTCAGCTGGATACACTTGCTCCTACGGTGCAAGAAACGTAGTCATCGGTAAAGAGGCAGGTAAAGTTGCCACTAACGGTAGTGATAAAGTATTAATTGGATACCAAGCAGGTTATTCGGGAGGCACAAGTGCCAAGTCTGTATGTATAGGGTATAAGGCAGGTTATTCAGATACCAGCTCCAGTAAATTACATATAGCCAACAACTCCACGGAATCACTCATCGAAGGTGACTTCACAGCAAGAACCCTAAACATCAACGGCGCTTTAACTGTCAACGGTGCAGCAGTGGGTGGCGGTGGTGTAAACATCACCTCAAATGCTACAGCACCTTCCAGCCCAGCAGTAGGCGACCAATGGTATGACACCACCAACGGTGTCTTGTATGTTCGGGT